TTTTACCTGTAAATAATTTTCTAAATTTATCTAATGTAGTTGAAAAAATTGATTTTTTACCTGTAAGCTGCCCTATTGTTTTACCATCAATTGTTTTAGATTTTGAAAACAAACCTTTGAACATTTGACCTAATCCACCCCCGGTTTTTCCGGTAGATGTTTTAGATTTTGAAAACAAACCTTTGAACATTTCACCTAATCCACCACTTGTTTTTCCTCCACCTTTAAGAGCATCACCAAATCCACTAAACATTCCTGCTATTTTTTTGTAACTCCATATAGTAGCTAATGCACCAATAATTGTAGTGAGGGCAACTGATACTAATCCTAATGCACTATTCCAACCTTCAAACATCTTCAATGTTGCCGAACCATTAGTTTTCATTCCCTCAAAACCGCCAGTAATTAATGTAAAAATATCTGATATTATTGCTAAAGGTACTGCTAAACCTTTTAAAAGTGCACCAATAAGTTTTAATGCTGGTGCTATGGAACCAAGTATGGCTGAAAATGCTTCTAATGCAGGTAATAAAGATTGTACTAACGTATCCTTTATACTTTGCCAAGTTGCATCTAATTTCTCATTTGCGCTCAATTTATCCGCAGCCATTGCCAATGATTTTGCATCTGCTAAATCGGCTTCAGATAATTTATCTTGATATTTTATAAGTAAATCTAATTCCTTTTCAGATAATTTCGCACCCTTTGTGCGTATTTTATTACCTCTCAACAATTCTTCAGAAGATTGTCCTGTCAAATCTGAAAATTGTTTCATAGTGAAATAATTAGCTTGACCAGATGCGACCATCTTATCGAACTGTGCATTTAATTCTTTTGCTTGATCGTCTAATGGTGCTAAACTGGTTGCAAGATCAAAATATTTGCTTAAATCTACAACACCTTGAGTCATTATATTTAATTCAGTCATACCTTTAAGGAATGATTCAAAATCAAATGCCTTTTCCATTGCCTTTTCAACTTGTTTCAATGAACTTCCCATCGCTCGCAACTTCATTGTAGTTTTCACAGCTTGTTCAGGCATATTTACAAAATGCATTGCGATAAATTCAGAAGATTCTGCTAAATCTTTTGTTATATTACCGAATGGTATTCCTGCTAATTCAGATGTTTTTGCCACCCATGCTGTAAGTTGTTCGGATGTTTCTTGGTCGGCGCCCAATGTTTGTAATTGCTGCGTGAATCCATACATCTCACCTGCAGCCATTCCGTATTGTTTTGCTAATGCTGTTGAAAATTTTATTGATTCTTGATTTGCTTTATTTGACAAATCTAAAATCATTCCATATTCCTCATTATGCTTTTTAAGTACACTTAAAACATCCTCTTGTTTTATATATAAATTATCGGATGCAGTTGTTATATCTAATGTTTGCTTATATAAGCTTTTTGCAGTATCTCTCGAAACTCCCAATTCATTTCTAAATTGCTTTGCACTTTCACTCATTGTTTGAAACAAACTATATAATGAAGTAACTGCAATAACAATTAATCCTATAGGGCCAAGTGCTTTAAAAATTGATGAACTAAATTGCCCAGCAAATCCTGCCAATGCTTCCGTTTTTGACGCGCCATTAGCTATATTTTCGGCAGCTTTTTCCAACCCTTCAGTTAAACTTTCTTGAACTTTACTGAATCTATCGTCTAATTGTATCGCACTTGACAGCCAACGTGGCATTAATCCGTCAACACTATATTTTAGTGTTGTAGTAATTTCATCTAATCCACGTTTAAGGCCACCAAAAACAGAATCTAATTTAGGAATAGCCTTTATTTGCTCTGACATCTTCTCGATATCGGCATTTATTAATTTAATCTCAATTGATGATTTAGCTGCAGATGCAAGTAAACTTTGCAATCCTGCATCGCCACTTTTCTGCACCTTTTCATAAAAATCTTGAATTTCCTTTTTACGAGAATCACTTAATAAAGATGGCATTCCAGAAATCATTCGCGCTTGTTCTTCAACGAAATCTTGCGTCAATGATATTGCGTCATCTGCTGAAACATTTATTTTAAATTTCTTTTTAAATACTTTTGAAATTTCTGTTCCCAACGCATTAGTAGTTCCTTGTAACACCTTTTCTGCTTCTATAGAAGCATTTTTTGATGAATTGACAATGGCATCAAATATATCCTTTTTGTTAGCAGAAGAAATTTCAATGCCATTAATTTCAACAGTTTCTTGTCCTGCACTCGATATGATTTTTTGTAAATCTTGTCTATACTTTTGTTGTTTTACATCAAGCGCACCAAATTCAATCGTAGGCGAAATTTTAGATGTGGCTGACCCGAGATCCTTAATTTTATCAGCTAAATTGGAACTAAAATCATCATATGTTCCAGAAAACAATTCTGCTGAAACGGCGTTTGCATCTTGCGATTTTCTTATTTTTCTTAATCCAGATAATACCTTTTTTTGAATATCAACTACATTGAATATTTCATCATTTGCATCCTTATAACTTTCTACAAATTCATCTACAAGATTATTCGCTTTTTTATTTTCGGAATTTAATTTTTGAGTAGATTTTAATTGTTTTTCAATTCTATGATTTATTTCAGCGTATTCTCTATTTTGAGCAAGTAACCCTTCAGAATACTTATCATTATTTCTTACTAAATGTGAGGTATAATCAACTAAATCATTAACCCTTTTTGCGCCGGCGCCTAAATATTTACCTATATTTTTCATTTCTGATAAATTAGATAAATCTGCATTCGCTAATTCGTTTATAAATTTTTCATAATTGCGAACATCTTTAGGATCTATAATTTTAAATTCAATTGCTTTTTGTAAAATTAAAAGTTTTTGAGTTCGACGTTCTACATTAGCAAGAAGTTGTTCAGTCAGCTTCAGTGCCGCTGAATTATTTTCAAAATCCTTCGTAGATGGCGGATTTGGATTTGGTGGTGTCGGAGTAGGTGGAGTTTTTGCCAAAGATTACCCCCTAAAATTTTTTATCTTTGCATCTAAAATCATCGGGTTTATACTTGCACCAATTTTTTAGTCTTTTCTCAAAATCATCAACTGCATATTTAATAGTGTCAAGTTGAGCAGTAAATTCAGGGTCATCCAATTCCTTTTCGGCTTTAGCTAAAAGAGGCTTCATTTTATGCAACATAAGCATTCTTATTATTTTTTCCGCAATACCTTCATGTAATGAACCCATATAGGTTTCAATAGGAGAACGTTTCATCATTTCCTTTTAGTATAAATATCAAAATATCGCAATTATCTGCGCCTACTCTTTTGAATTTGCTTATTACGCTCATCTAAAATTTTAGTCAATCGTAATACATAAAAATTGCGTATATCAATTGGCCAATTCCTGACTTCTGTTAAACTAAATGCCCCTTTGCTATAATAAACAAAATCAAACATTTGTTCGTATATCTTTTTGTGATATTCAGGAGTTACATTAAAAAATCGCTCATCTGTAGGTATTTGTATTTGAACCTTACCGTTTATAGTCTGGGTAGAAAAGATCCACTCCGATTGTAAAGTTACTACGAAAAAATTCTCCTGTATTCGGGTCCTCCACTTCTACTTCTAGATTAACATCAGGTTGAACTTTAACAATATATTCTCTGAATGCTCTTGAATCTATTGCTAACATTGAATCAATAAATTTGGAAATAACTTGTGGTTCTGAATGCCCATCTACACTCAATATCATTTTTCTTAATCGCGTAGTCAAATTAGCTTGAGGATAATTAGGGCCTAATTTTTGATAACTCTTTATTTGAGCATCAATTTCCTTTTGGTCTTTGACTGTCAATAATTTAAATTCAATAATTTTACCTGATTTCGGCAATGTAAATTTGAATTTGTTTTCGTGAGGAGTTATTAAAGTTTCATCTAATTCCTTAAACGGAAGCTCTTCGAGATTTATTGTAATTGGAATTTCTGTACCATCTTCGGATTCTACAAAGGTTTGATACATAGGGCCATACCCGTAACTTCTTGCAGCAAATAATATAGCATTTTTATCACCAATTAATAAATCTTCAAATTTTACATCTTTAGTAACAATTAGAGATTCGCACACTTTGTCTAAAACAACTCCTTGCTTTATATATGATTGTGTTGATAGTATATCTTCCTCTTTCGCCGTCATATATTTCATTTCAACTACACCTGCAGAAAGTGGATTTTGCTTTGGGTATAATAATCCTTTTGATGGTAATTTTACAAGTTCAACTGGAAAATCGTAATTTTTAGATTCTTCAATTTTGGATTTCCCTATTTCAGAATGATTTATTACAATCGGTGGAGTCAATGTTTCTTCCACATTTTCATCAGATTGATTTGTATTTACAGCGTCTACTGTTCCTAATTTATTCATAACTTATTCCTTTTTATAACATGTATATATAAATATGTTTTTCTTTACTATTATAAATAAAAAAAGCGACTAAATTTGGTCGCTTTTATAAAATTATTTCAACTATATTATTTTTTTTCCAATCTGTCTTTATCTTTAAAAAATCCAAACAATGTAGTTGCAAATCCAATTAAAGTTACAGCTGCTGCCCATATTGTATCTAACGATTGATTTAAAAATTCCAATACAGGAATCCAATTATTCAATCCTACAAGAGCAAAAATTGTTCCCAATACAGTTAGAAAGTGTCTGATGAATGATTTAGTTGTTTCAGTCATTATATTTCCTTTTTATTACCCGTTGAATTTTGCCCAATCATATTTAATAGTCACATTTGCTATAATTGCATCTTCAGCGGCCCAATCCATTTCTCCAAAATCTATAGCCGATATAAACGCACCATTCAATTCCCAGTTATAAGCACGACCACCTTTTGGAGTCAATACATTTATATACCATTGTTGTTTATACCCAGTAAATGCCCATCCATCTATACCATCTTCTGATATGTGATGCTTTAGCAAATAGTCATGTATTTGTCGTGTACCTGCTGTACCTGAATCTGGTACTCCCACTGCATCATAAATTTGCAGTGTAATATCTTGCCAACGCGATTTTCCTTTGACTTTGAAATCAGTGTTGACATAATCAATTACAACTTCGCCCTGATCGATTTTAGGTAAACTTACTGCTTTGCAAAGAAATTGAACGTCTTTAAATGCATCTGCAGACAGAAGATATCTAAACGATACATTAGGTTCGAATGGTGTGAACATCATTGCCATTTTATTTTATCCTTTTTTATTTTTATATAAATATAAGAAGGGGGAATTTTTCACCCCCTTTCTTATTTAATATTTATCCGCCGACTTCATTATCAATTGGGAAAGCGGCACCTGTAGGTAATATAAAGAAATCAACTATGATGAATTCAGCAGTTTTTGCTGGTTTCAAATAAATTTGAGCTCTCATTTCGTTTCTATCGACTACATCAGGTGTATTGTTTCTTTCATCAATAATGATTCTGAAATCATATAATCCTTGTTTAGCTTTAGCATCGTCAAACCACGGTTTTGTAATAGCCAAAAAGCGAGTTCTTGTTTCAGCTGTGTTCTGTTCAAATACCAAAAATTTAGAAGTATTTGCAACATGCCGTTTTGCAGCAATCAACAATCTTCGAACATTAATCCGATCTAATGCTGATTTCTTTTTCTGTAATGTTTTCTGACCCCAAACACATACACCTGTTCTTGGGAATGTTGCAATTGGGTTCACTGATTTAAGATATAAATTATCTCTATCATTTTGTGTCATCAAACGTTCTGCCTGAATTGCCATATCCAATCCACCTCTATTCAAACCTGCAGGAGCATACCATTTTTCTGATACATAATCTGTAAATGAATAAACACTTGGTACAATTGCTGAAGGTGGTACCCAATAATTACCTCCCAAATCAGGATCTGCAATCTGAACCCATGGATAATAATATGCCCCATAATTTGTATTTCTTGCTTCAGCAGCTGCCCTTGCTTGACCTACAGTTGAACCTTTGTATGTTGGGTCAATAATATAAAATGCATCACCTCTATCTTCAACCATGTTGACAGCACGAGTGATTATTTTAGCATGATCTTCAAAGTTATCAATCAAACCTGGAGTTACTAATAAATCAAAGTCAAATTGATCTTTATTTGCTAAAATATCAATTGCATCTTGATATGCTGTTTGACCATAAGATGAACTTGCAGGATTTAAACCTTGTGTATTTGTATTTGTAATTTTTTCATACATTTTTCGCGGATGTGTAACATTACCATCACTTCCATATGCAAATGTACCTGATAATGGAAGAGCTACTGATGCTGAAAACGCACCTGGTAACGAACCTGAAAGTGATACATCTCTTACTGTACCATCATTCTTGATATAATTCAATGTATTTTTGAATACTTCAACTCTGATAAATCGTGATCTATTTGGATATGAACCTGATAATTCAAGATAAGGTTCCCCTGATGAATCATACCTCAATGCGTATACTTGGTCACCAATTACCTTTGAAATAAAATTACTTGCGTTTGGATCTAATGATAAATCAACGTATTGTTCAAGAATTATTTTTCTAAAATCATAATCATCACCACGTCTTATGTATAAGTTAAATGTACCCCTATCCGTATCAACATTTGCAACTTCCCATCTTAAATTATATTGAGAGCCTGATGCCAATAATCCATCTGTACCATTATCAGAAGTTTTACCTGATCCTGAATCAGATGCAGATTGTTGACCACTATTTGTTATTTCACCATCTGTTAATGCATGAATTCTGAAAGACATATCATTTGCAGTATATGAATTGTTAAGGCGACCCAAATTGCTGATAACATTACTATATGCAGGTCTGTATGATCCTGCTAATACTCTAACAACTGTTACTACTTCACCCCATCTCAAATATTCTTGTACTGCATAAGTTGTTAAATACTTATATTCAGCCTCTGACGCTCCAGATCCTGATGAAAATACGTCGCCAAACCATCTTACATAGTCACTGTATGTTGATACTGCAGTTGGAACTAACGCAGGACCTCGTGCTGTAGGACCCACCACTGCCATACCTACTGCTGGAATTTGCTCTGGGAGAAATGATAAATCAAACTCTCTTGTATAAACGCCAGCTGAAAGAAATGTATTTCTATTAGCCATTATGTTTTCCTTGTTGAATAAAAATTAAAGAATAATATACAATGATAAATATTTTCAAAAATTTTCAAACAATAAAATTTTTATTCAAACTTTTTGTCTGGGAGCCGACTTTTTCCGAATCTAATAATTTTAGGTTTATGGTCAGGATAAATTTGAGTTTGTTCTACTTCATTTTCAAAAACGAATCGCTTTATTGAATGTGCTTTTGTAATATTCGATTCAAATAATTCGTATTCTTCTTGCAATCTACCATCAACTTCTAATGTCAATTGGCATCGTACTATTCTATCTTGTCCAGTATCATTCATATGCTCAAATGTCATTTCAGATACACGAGTAACAAATTGAAATTGGTCTCCCCAAACCAATCTATCTTGTGGTCTCAATTTTTCAACAATTGAATTCATTTGTGTAACTAATTCTGTCCAAATAAATACGTCATATGTTATTTTCACAAATTCTGGTATAACTGACATATAATATGTGGTATTTTTTTTAGAATTTGATGTTTCTCCGAATTGGTCATATTGGTCGCTTTCTTGCCTATCTGGAAATATCGGTATTGGATTTGCAGATGTATATTGTGAAATTACAATTGAATTTTGATACCCGGCGCCCCTCATATCTAACCATGAAAATCTATCATCCGACGCCATTGAGGAACGTTTCAACACTATAATTGGCGTTAATATTTTTCGTGTTTTATCTCTTAAATAACCATGTCTTTGTATTTGTGCCCATGTTTCACCACCTGCGTATAAAACGGGAACAGGAATCTTTTTTTCATTTTCCTCAATCTGAAAATTCATTTGCTCCTTTAAAAAATGCAAAATTGAATAGTCAATATCATATAAAGTTATTGATGGTGTTTTAAATGAATCATTATCACGTCGGGTATCAAATGCCCTATTTCTGTCATACCTTGAATCATTATTTATAAAATTTTCTGCCATTTTAAATTTCCTTTATAAGAATTTAGGTACGCTAACTGATTCCTTTGTTGCAGACCCTATTTCACCTATTCTCGGATCCTCTATTTGAATTGAAGTCAATCTTGTTAAATGGCATTCGGCTTGAACTGCTATTTTATATCCATGTGGAGCCCAATCATCTTCTTGAACTCCCAAAATTGTTTCAGGACTTCTTCCTGCCCAATAATTAGTTGTTGACACTCTATCAATTTGATAGTAGTTATCATCCCAACTTAAAATATCACCTTCTTCTAAATACAAATTTGCATTTATTAAATCTGCACGCAAGAATCCAACCGCAAATGTTCTCGTTGCATCTATACCGAAATCATCACTTGTCATTTCTTTGGAATCAGATCTAACTAATCCAAATACACGAACAGGTGGTTTATATATTTTATTGTTTGATTCCTCATAAATATTTACTTGCGTTTTATTCAAATCCAATTTATATACACCGACTTCTGTGCTTATAAATGCATGAATCAATTCACGATTAACTCCCAATAAAAATCCAGCATCTCTTAACGAAGTAAATAATGGCATCTTATTTCCTATTTAACATATATTTTTAAAGGAACTGCTGTCAATTGCGTTGCTAATGCTGTACTTTCCGCTGATTTTCTTTCTAATTGTGATTGCCTTGACATGCTATCTAATAAATCTGTCAATTCAGTTATCAGACCGTCTTTTTCTGTCTGTGCTGCTGAAATTAAATCTGCACCATTTAATGTAACTTCGTTATCTAATGTCATTGGTATAGCTGAATATTTTCCTCTCACATATCCCAACATCTCCTTTGCAAGTGCAAGAGTGAATCTTCTAATCCAATTTCTACCTATTTCATTTATGAATTTATATTTTTTAACTCCATAAGGAATATTACTTGCATCTGAAATCAATCCTTTATTACCACCATTTTGCAGCTCATCAATTGCATCTTCATCTAATGTATATTGAAAATGTAATAATTCATCTTGTTGTGGAACAGGGAAAATTCGCAATCTATTTCCTGTTAATTGAAATGAATGTGAACTTCTTCTAATCTGTTCATGCATTTCAATTGCTTGTAAACGCATCAAATCATAATGTAAAGGCATCAATGTATATTGAATACCCATGTTTGCCCAACCAAATTGATTTAAGAAATCTTGATTTGCAATACCTGAATATCCAATTGGGTCTAAATATCTTGCTAATGGTGAAGTATCATCATGAAATATTTTTCGTATTGTAAATGAATCAGTTGTAGGATCCCCAATTTCAAAATTTGCTACACCAGGTAAATCTAAATCATATGCTTGTTTTTCTCTTTTTAAATTTATACTACCTGAATAATATTTTTGATTACCACCTGCTCCTACATCTGTTCCATATTCCTTTGCTAATCTGAATACACCTGTTAATGTTGGTGTAACATATTGACTTTCCAATGTCAATGATTGAGTAGGTTGCCCCATTAAACCTAATAAATTATCTCTTGCTCCAAATTGATTTACTAAACTGGAATATTCTAATACTGCTTCTTCAAATGCAGCATAAAAATTTTCAGGAGTTAATTCAATATCAGTTATTGGATATCCCAATCTCCTTGCGCACCATACAGCAATCTTATCTGCATCTCTAATAAAATGGGAATCTGAATCAAAATAACCAAATGGTGTACTTTCTCCAGGACAAAAACTGCCTGAACCTTGCCATATATAAATTACTGGTTGCTGTGCCATTTAGTCCTTTTGATATAAATATCAAATTTACAATAAAATTTAATATGGACTATCCGAATGAATAATATGTTGTAGGATTTTTAGCTAATTCTACATTGAATGTACTACCACTAATTGGTTGAGCTTTTGATTCTCCTACTCTAAAAATATTATTATTTGAATCGTATTCAATCACATTCACTTTTACATTTATCGTATCGTCATACCAATAAAACCCAGAGTAGTTGCCATTAGAATTAATAGTTGCAGACGACACTAATCCATATAAATCTACTCCAACTGCACCTGTTACCCCATCTGTTATTTCAAGTTGAGCTTCAACAAGTGATGGATTCAAAAAATTACTAACAACTCCGGATATAGATGAAGTTATTGAATGATATGTAAGATATTTTTGCACTTGAATGTGGCCAATTGCAGTAAGTTGGTCATATCGAAGTGTGAGTGGAGTTGCAGTTTCTAAAATAGAACGACCTTTTCGCCAATCTCCTTCCCATTGAGCAAAAGAACCTTTGCATGTATTCCACATTATCGATGGGCCAATTTCAGTATCTGAATTATACATTGATGAGTACAAGTCTACCCATCCTAATTCAGTTCCCGTTGGATTTTTATAAATTTGTAAAGATGTTGCCAATGTACCTACTGTTCCACCTGTTGTTAGTAATTGACTGCAATAACCATTACATGTAATCCAATATACTTTACCGGCAGTTATAGGGTCAGTTTCTGGTATTTCAGGTGGTCGAGCTGCATCAAAAATAACTTGCTGATCTATTGTAACTGAAGTATATGGTCTGATACACCATATTGAGGTTTTATTATGTGCGCCTATTCCTTGTGGCGATTTACCTGATTTATAATTTAAAATCATTACTGAACTGGCATTTGAACCTTTAGATCCTGCAGTTGCGCTTGTTGAATAGTAGTTTAAACTAATTGAATTTCGACCACGAGCCAATACAATACCCGAATCTTCAACTGAAGCAGCATCAAATCTTCTCATCATGTACATTGCACCCGCTCTTGCTGCAGTAGCAGCATGTGCGTATTGTCGGCTTGTTTGTGCGCCAATTGTTAAATCGATTGTAACTGCTCCAGAATCTATACAAGAAAATAAAATACTTGATTGTTCTAAAGATATTGGACCTGGCTCTTGTATAAAAACATCTTTAGTATAAGTTTCAGTATTAGTTGAAGTTGTGACATACCCATTTTCATCAACAATTGGTAAAAGTAATGAATTCATAACTTCAGTCGTTGTTGAAGCATTAAATTCATATGTAACTGTATAAATTCCACTTAAACATGGGAATGGCATATCTACGTTTGCTGTTGAAGCTTGTACTGACCATGTTGAACCTGTATCATATAATGGTGTTGTACCTGAAATTAATTTATCAATACGTTTTATTGAATAATCACTTGATAAACCTTGTTCATATGTAGCACTAATTGTATTTGTTCCACTATTGAAACTCATATTTAATGCTCTATCCGTTGTACCGGTTGCGCCAGTATGTGCATATGTTTCAAAAAATATATCTCTGATTACTTTTGATGTTTCGGGCAACCATGTTGATAAAGCAGGTATTTGACTTGCTACTCCACCTAAATTAGCTAAAACTGCAGTCAAATTACCTGTATTTCCTTCCATTGGAATTCGTACAGTTTTTATTTGTGTTGTTGCACTATCGTCATATTGATAAGTTATTATTAATTTTGATGTGCAACTTCGTGTACCAACACCTGTAATTGTTAAACGTGAACCGACAGTCATTGATGTACCTGTCCAGTTTGTTGAGAAATAATCAGTTACATCTCTTGTAAAAATGAAAGCTTGATTTTCTCCCGAGTTTGTTATAGTTTGAGTTACAGTTAAATCATTTCTTGCTACTGCACCTAATGAAATTCCCATTAGAACTGCTGTAACTGAAGCTGCAGTAGCGGTGTCATATGCAGTCATCTCTAAAATAACTGATTTAAAAACAGGAGATGATTCTGGTATATACATTGTAAATGATGTAAAATCCCTTGCTGTTGCAGATGCCACGTCTGCCGTTGCTAATGCAAATGCATATTCAATTGTTTTTATTCTTGTAGCCATATCTTATCTTTTTACAACCCTTATCAAATAATCATCATCAATACGCCCATGTCTGCAATCTGCTAATATCTTCCATTCAAATTCATCAGATTCATTTACTTTACCTCTCCATGCAGCATATCGTTCTTCTGAATTTAATGCTGCATTCAAAGTCTCTTCAATTTTAGTAATTAAATTTGGATCTATCATGAACTTCTCCTCTCTGTATAAAGTTGAAATACCCAATCTGCAGCGACATCATTACTAGCAATTAATGCGCGTATAACA